CTGGTACCCAACCATGATCTGCTAACCATCTACGTTTCCAGTAGGCAGAATTCATCATATCACCTTTTAGTGGTGATGAATTAATTCCCCATTGCATTTCATTTTTGGATGCAATGTCCTTTACAAAATTAACTAGGGCAGGAGCTGTATCAAAAGCGTCCAGTGTATGAAAAAAGTTACTACCTTTTACGCCGAGGATTGATTCCTCTTTAAGCATTTTCCAATGGTTAACACCATAGAATTTTTCCAAACCACCAAAGAAATCGGCAAGTACGCCATCCATGTCTAGATAAATTTTAGTCATTTTTAATCCCCTGTTCTCTAGCGGCATCTAGAATAATTGGTGTTAACATTTGTTCTACTCTGTCTTCCCACATTTCCCAACTAACCTTGGTAAAAGTGTTTACACTTTTTTGAGAAGGAGCATCACCGTATACACTTACAAATAATCCTCTTTTGTTACAAAGACCATTGTTGAAAAGATCATAAGCGGCATTTTGTGCTCTTCTGAACTTTTCTAAATGTTTGTTATTTGACATTGGATTTTCACATCTACCTTCGAAAGGTAACAATTCAGTTAGTTTATCTGCGATTGTTTTAAAACCCTCGTTTAAACCCCAACTGTTTGAAAATAAATTTAATTGTGTCATATTTTTTCTCCTCATTTTTATCATTTTATAGTACTATTATACAACAAAAAATCGCACTTGTAAACAAAAATAAACATAACATGTTAAATATAAAAGTTAACAATTACAATCACTTAGCAAAATTTTTCTTCAACTGTAAAATTTTTTACTTCCTTGTCAGTCAAGACGTTTTGAATAACCGATTCCATTCCTTGAAAAGAATTACGTCTTGTTTCCCACTTATCACCATTCTTCAATGTGGAAGTGATAAGATAATATTTTCCACTTTCATAACCTTTTTTCATTATGCACTCCTCAATAAGATTTTACCTTGATCAAGTTTATCAAAGATAATCTCTAACAATCCAATTCGATCTAGATTATCATCAGTTGGATTAGTTAATTTTACCAACGATGTGTACTCATTTTGATAATCAATAAGTTTTGATTCTGACATCGAGCTCATCATGTGTTCAGCTTTTTTCATTACGCTGCCCTCCTTGCAAGAACATTTTTGATTTCGAATACAGAGAAGTAGATTGGCTTTGGCTTCATTACGCCATTCTCATCAGCCTCTTTTTCTACCTTAGAGAACCGAACCAAGGTCGCTGCCTTTTTAATTCCTTTTAGATTTTTACCTGAGATACCATCCAACTTGATGGCCTGCTTGAATGTTACAAAAGCATCATCATCGCCAAATCCTGCAGCAGCAAGAGTGGTGTAGTTTCTGCCAGAGTAAGCATATCCAGTTACATAGTTAATCATAATTTATCTCCTTGTTTCATTTTATAGTACTATTATAACCTAAAAACAAGCAGATGTAAAGTGTTTTTTTAAAATAATTTAAAAAAAGTTTTGTTTAAAAACAATCACTTAGCAAAAAAGTGCAAATCTTTTTACTATATGAAAAACAATAACTTAACCGTGAAACATCAAACGTTTATTATATTCGTCACGCCATTTAATAAATTCGTCAATCCAGGCGTCCCTGGTTTCCTTATACATTACTGGGTGGAAATCGTCAACGTCCATTACAATTCTGGTAGCATTACACGGCATACCACTTCTTTCCTCCCACATAACAGCATATGCTGCCAGTTGCATAAAGTAATTACCGATGTCTTTTTTCTTTTTAGGTCTACGAGATGTTTTCCAATCAACAATGGTTGGTATTCCATCCCATTCGACCACAGCATCACAGGTACCTGCCGCCTGTAAATGGTCACTATATAGTGGAACCTCGGTGGCAAATACCTTTGTGACGTGTTTATCCAACAGTGGTTTTAAATTTTCAAGGGATTGTTGGATATGGGGGAGAAAATCCTTTGTATCTTCTCCATGGAGATATTTTTCAATTATGGAGTGTACATGTGTACCTCTGGTTGCTGCCTTGTGTGAAATGGCATCGGCCTTTTCAGCACCAACTCTATTACGCCATTCCATAATTTTTTCTTTGTTTACAAGACTCAATATTGTAGTAACAGAAGGATAAGCATTACCATCAAGAGTAAGATAGCGCCTACCATCTGCGTATTCAGTCCGATCCAGGCTATCATATCCGAGATCAATTTTTTCATGTATAAACTCCATTATTTTTTCCTAACTGTAGTATAAATTTTGTGTAGAATATAAAACCATATGCCATTAATTGCTGGTTCGATTAATGCAACTGTACCTGCTTCCCACCAATTTGCCCCTGTTATAATTGTAACAACAGCGGCCGCAATTATAATATGGCCTAATGTATAAATTGTTGCCAAACCTAAAGATGACTGTGCCATTTTAGATGTGACATTAAATATTCCCTTTTTAAATTCCATAGTATATTATACCATATTTTTATATGGTTGTAAACCAATTATTTTGCTGCACCATTAAATAAATGTGTTATCCCAACATCCGACTTTATTTTAGTGTCATATTTTAAATCAACTGGATATGGAAACACCAAATATCCTAAAATGTCGCCTTGTCTAATATTTATGATCTGATGTTCGGACCCATCAGAAATAATAAATGCATTTAAATTTAATTCAAAATGATCCTGCATTGTGCCAAATAAACCACCTGGTGGTATAATAAGAGGAGAATCCGCATGCCAAAATGGCTGCGCAAACATAACTGGGTGGGTTGATTTTGCTACAAATGGATAACTCATTTTTAAATGTATATATTTTGCCCACCTATCCTGATCAGGTCCTGATTTGCCAGGCACATATTGCATCATTTCATGACTATCAATTTTAAATATGGTAGGTTTTAACATTTCTGAGACAACCTGGTTACCTTTAAAAATATTGATTGTAATATCTTGAGGCGCCTTTAATAAAATTGTATTCCTAAAAAGACCAGTAACACCAATACATGTTTTCATGGTAGGTCTATAACTTTCAGTTTTTGCTATGGTTTTTGATTTCCAATGCATTGCATGTTTAAGAATTTCTTTAGGATTTAATTTATTGGTAAAACCTACTGATAAATTCTTAAACCAAGATGACGTATTAGGTCTACATGGAGATAAAAACATGCTCATATTTTCGGCATCAATATCCGATGAAAAGGTATTTGATGTGTTTACACTTAAAACACTTTTTTCTGTTTTTAATATTCTTGCTAAAGGCATTAGTGAATTCCCATCATTTCTTTTGTCATTATATAGTCACGGACAATACCTGATCTAACAATATCGTCCCATCCAAATTGAATGGTTGTAAAATATTTCATTCTTTCCATAATATTCATAAATTTATATAAACCACCTTTTTCATCATCAAACCTAAAATCGGTTTGTAAATAATCACCACAGAATATAATTTTACAATATTCACCCATTCTGGTCATTACTGAATCCAATTCATGGAAATTTAAATTTTGCATTTCATCAACAATAATAATTGCTCTATCAAATGTCCGACCTCTAATAAATGAGGTGGTTTCAAATTGTATTTGATTGCTATTTGCTAATTTATTATATGCTGCTTTATCCTCAAACAATTCCTCACATATTAATTGATATGGTGTTGTAAAAGGTTCTGTCTTCTCTTCTAATTTGCCTGGTAAATATCCCATTTCCCTAACGGGTACCACGGACCTTACAATAATAACCTTATCGTACGAACCACCTCGTTCCAATATTTGTTCTAATGCCAAATACAAAGCCAGGAATGTTTTACCAGTACCGGCCGAACCGGTTAAAATTAAATTTTCACCCTCGTCCCAAGCACTAAATGCTTTTTCCTGATTATCAGTTAATGGATTAATTTCAACTAAATCCTCATATTTAACTTTTGATCCGCTCATGTTTTAATAGTACTTCCTGGATGGTCTTTTTTAATACGCTTTAAATTATCTCTGTAATCCGATGATGTTCTGCTTAATGTGCCACCATTCATTGTTATAAACGATGGGGTACCTAAAACCTGTTCAACATCATCAGATAATTTCTTTTTCATTTCTTCCCACGGACATAACACTTCCCATGTTTCTCCGGTTTTTTTATTACGCAGCGTGTATGTAGGCATTACCGTATCCTCTCCACCAATTTGGGGCTGGTCTGCCTTTTTCCCATTTGGCAAAAGGTTTTGCAGCATGATAATAGTTTCTGTATGCAACAATTGGGTCCTCATGTTTACACATAGGATAATGATTCATTGCTTGGGCAAATGGTGTCATATCTTTTTTTGGAATATTTCTAGGTAATGATCTTAGTGGCCATAACCGTTCACGCTCCACCTTAGTGTCCTTGTGAGGTTCCTTTTCAGTTGCATACCTATATGTATACTCTTTACAAAGGGCGTATAAATGTTCCCAATGCCACATATAATTTTCTGATGATTCCATGGTCCATTTGGTACATGGGTGGCCAAAATGTACTGCCTTCATATAGGTCAATTCTGCCTCATAATCAATATCAGATAGATCATAATATGGAACCATACGTTTACCAGATTTAGATGGTCTGGTTGTTTTTTCGCCATCAAGCATTCGATGTGCAGTTGATAGCATTTGGGCAGATTCAACAATCATTTTAGGTATATGTTTGTCGCACATCATTTGTGCAGCAATTGTTGGATCTGTGTCAAGAATAAATATGTTCATGCCGTGCCTTTCCGATTTATTAATATTATATCAAAAAAGCACGGCAATGTAAACAACTAATTTATGTTACTTCTGCAATCCTCCTATCAATAAATGCTCGTTTCTCAAGTATCTTTTTCATACGCTCAAGTAATCCTTTCCTTTTTAATATGTTGGCATAACTTTGCAATTCCTGAGAATCTTGTTTTAATCTTTCGAGCTGTATTGCAGTCATTAATAATCTCCAAAAAAAATGGCGTGCTTTATGTAACACGCCACGGTTAGGGTTAAAATTAAATACGATATTATTAGTCCAGAAGTAAACCAGGGAAAGCCTCCTCAATTATATTTCTAGTAATACCGTGGATTTTTTCTTTATTAATCATATTAATAACAACCTTGGCATCCTCTGGATGGATGGCTTCAATCAAACCAATGAAGATGGCTTCGCGCTTAAATGGGGGTAACTTAGTCCCATCCCCGCCATGCACGAAGTATCTAAAATCTGTATTTCTTTTTAAAAGATTTGATGGTGCTGATTCTGGTCTATTAGGAGTATATGGAGGTTCTCCTCCAGGTAATATCCAGTGTACCTTTGAATCATAAGTGCCTCTGAGGACATCTTTCAATGCCCACGATTCATTTTCAACTAGGATTTCAACTTTTTGTTCTTTTTTTCTAGCTTTACCGGCCTTATCTAAGACCTCATATACAAGTAAATCCATAATATTATTTATACCTCACTTAATTTTAAAATTTTCCTTTAATTTGGAAACATGTCTTGAGTGTATTTTACACCCAATAAATTCGTTATAATAATCATCCTTCAATAAAACATCAAACATAAATTGTAATTTGGCCTCCATGTAGGACATTTCACCTTTTGTTTTACACAGATGAAGAATTACTCTTTCAAATCCATTCCGCCCGTGTACTTCGACGAGCTCTTGTACTTGTTGGTTTGATCCATAGTATTCTCTCCAGTCCGATTCAACTCTTGTTTTAACACGTCTAGATCGTTTACTATTCTTTGGAAGAATCTTTGGACGCCAGAAATTTTTTTTACCAATATATTTTTTATTTGTTGACAATTCTCTGATTTCATAGACAAACCCCTGATATTCTTCTGGTGTTTCATTAAATTCTTTATCGTTATATTTCCATACCATACTTTTATATATGGTGTTTAGAATTCATACTCAAATACGTTTACATCTTCCTTAAAAATATTATACACTCTATCCTTTAGTCCATCCGTATAATATTCTGAATAATGGTCGTGATTATGTTTATTTACATGCGGCAATTCACAATCCAGATTTAAAGTTTTCTTGACCACCTCGAAATCTTCTTTTATATTTTCAAATTTGCCAATAAAATTGGCCGGTGAATTTTTAAAATAAAACCATGAAATTTGTTTGGTCGCCTGATTGTTAATCCAATTGCCTTGAGGCAATTTTTCCAAATATGCAATATAATCCTCAAATGTGTGTACATTTCGTAATTTCATTCTTAAATTAGGATCACTCATTCTATGGGTATAATTACTAACAACCCTGTCCCAAGGATTTCTTGTAAAACCAAATTTAAAATAGGTTATCCATTCATTTTTATAATGTTGATACCAATCCTTTGGTAAACTATGGTCTGCCGAGCCTGGGCCATGGCCTCTTTTAAATACTGCATGTTCAATTGATTTACCTGCATTTTTCGGCGGATGTAGAAAAATTGTTTTTAATTCATGATCTATGTTTTTCATTATTCATCATAATTATCATTAAAGGCATCTAAATCTTTTGTAAGATCTATAACACCTGGCCTTCTGCCACACATAGGGCAGAAGGTAGGTTCATCCTCTGAGTCAACGTAGGTTGTCTCCTCACACTCTTGGCATTCTATTCTATAGCCTTCCATTAAGCAACCTCAGGTAAAGGTTCATCCCAACCCCATTCACCTTCCATTCCATTTACGGAATATTCGGTAACTCTTTTTTCAAAGAAGTTATCATGGGATGCGCCATTTAATACCCAATCAAGCCATGGCAATGGATTATCCTTTTGTTTAAAGATTGGTTTTAAACCAAGTTGTAAAAGTCTACGGTCAGCAATATGTCTGATGTAATCTCTTACTTCTTGTTTGGTTAATCCTTGTACTTCTTCATGGCCATTAAATGCCAATTTAATAAATCTATCCTCAAGCTTTACTGCCTGTTTTGCCATAGTGTAAATTTTGGATTTTAATTCATCGTTTACAATTCTTGGATGTTCGTCACAGAACTCTCTGAATAATTTGGCAATACCTTGTACGTGCATTGACTCATCTCTAATTGACCACTCAACAATAGTTCCCATACCTTTCATTTTACCGAAACGTTGGAAGTTAAGTAACATAACAAAAGAGGCAAACAATGACATACCTTCATTGAATACAGACTGTGCCATGATTTGAGCCAAACCCATTTGAGTATTTGGATTACCCTCGGACATAAATTCAATTTTATCTGCCATTTCTGTGTATTCTAAAAATGCATGAAACTCTTCGTCTGGCAAACCAAGTGTATCATTTAATAGAGCATACGCACGTTGATGAATTGCTTCTCTACAAGCAAATGAACCAAGCATGTTACGCACTTCATTATTTTTAAATTTAGGGATTAATAATTCATAATAATTTTCACCAACCTGTACATCAGACTGTGTAAATAATCTCAGGACTTGAGTAATAAAATCCTTTTCATCATTAGATAACTTGGTTTTCCAATCTTGAATATCCTCGGACAGTTCTGCCTCGTCCTCGACCCAATGAATTTCTTCATGTTTTTTGGTTATATCCACAGCCCATGGATAAAGAAATGGTTTATAAGTTTTTGATTGTTGTAATAGTGACATATTTATCCCTCGCATGCTCGGCATTCATCGCCTGACTCTATTGTCATTGGTTGATTTAAAAATTCCATAAGTGCATTGTAACCACCAACATAATGGCCTTCAATGTAAATTTGTGGAACCGTGTTTACTTTTCTGCCGGTAACCTCGGCAGCGGTTTTTCCTAACTCTACAAGATTCACATAATCGTATGGAATACCTCGTAGTTCTAATTCTTCTTTTGCTTTCATACAGAATGGACAATCATCCTTTCCATATACAATTGACCTATTATCATCTGCAAGTACTACCCTTTCTACCTTGTCTGAAACCGTTTCAGCTCTCTGCTTTGCCTCTGTACGAAGGTAATATAAGCCTTTAAGACCTTCCTCCCATGCTTTGATATGTGTTTTATTAACATAGGATTTTTGCGCACCGGAAGGAAAAAATAAGTTGACTGATTGGCCCTGACAAATATATTTTTGTCGGTCCGCAGCATGCGTAACGACCCACGTTTGATCAAGTTCTTGGGCCGTTTTGAAAACGGCCTTTTCTTGCTCTGTGAGGTCAGGTAAATGTTGGATCGAACCTTTGTTAGTAATGATTGATGTCCATGTACCTTCATTGTTAATTCCATATTTTTCCAAAACTGGTGTAAGGTATTTATTCTTTACAAGAAATGAGCCGGCTCGTGTACGATGTGTATATGCATTAGCCTTTTGTGGTTCAATAGATGGACTAGTTGATAAAATTACCCCGGAAGATGCATTAGGAGCAATAGCCAACA